AGAGCGTAGTAACTCATTTAAATTCACACTCTACCATAATCTCAGTTAGACATGCCAACATGTTTATCTCCTGGTCCGCGACGAATGCCGACTGATACTGATACTTAGCAAGCACAAGCACAGCAGCAGGAACGCTATTGTTTTCAAGGGAAACATAAAGAGCATCGTAAATACGACGCAAAAGTACAGTAGTATCATTATCCATGTTAGATACCACCCACTTCCGAACTTCCGGGAAGTTTTTTTCTTTGAGATTTTTGAGGAGATCATTTACGGCAACATCAGAAAAAGTAGCAAGGATACCAGCATCAATCTTTCCACTGACAGAATAACGCTGGCACTCATTCAAGACACGACGCCAATCAGGGAAGTGCTTGTTGATTAATTCTACCAGGACCTTGTTATCATATTCAACACCTTCTGCACCCAAGATTTCTTGGATTCTTTTGAAGAACTGAGCAGCAATTGTTTGTCTATCTTTTCCTTTAATTCCAAATTCAACGACGGCACATCTTGAGTGGAGTGGTTCAACAATTCGGTTTTTAAAGTTACATGTAAAGATGAACCTGCAATTACTACTAAACTCCTCAATAAACGCCCGTAAGAGGAGTTGTACGTCGTTCGTTGTGTTATCTGCCTCATCAATGATGATGACTTTGTGTTTTGCAGTTGCTTGAAGTGATACGGTCGAAGCAAAGTTTTTCGCATTGTTTCTGACAGTATCAAGGAAGCGTCCCTCATCCGATCCATTGATGACATAATAGTCTACTCCCAGTTGATTGCACAGTGCTTTTGCTACTGTCGTTTTACCACATCCCGCAGATCCCGCGAGAAGCATATTAGGTATCTCACCTTTATCTAGGAACTTTTGAAATGTTTCTTTAGTATTCTCAGGAAGAATACATTCTTCAATTGTTTTGGGTCTGTATTTTTCAACCCAAAGGAATTCATTACGCATAATCAAAAAAGTAATTTACTAAAACTAATCACTAGAAGGAATCCTAGCATTATAACAACATCCCAAGATTTTGTCCTTATAAAGTAAGGAACTGAAATCATATCAGCAACAAAGTGCAAAAAAACTCCGAGAGTTATATTAATGTGAAGAACAACAAAGTATGCAGTAATCACTAGGATACTACCAGTTATTCTCATTGGGACATCAACTTTAGTCATTTCAAAGGTCGAGTAAAGATTTCGGATACAATGTCTGTTGCACCCATTGCTTCATACATGTATGTGGCACCTGATCGTGGATTTGTATGCTCACCACATGTCAACACATCACATACTGCCATACCATTCTCTGGCCATGTATGAATACTAATGTGACTCTCAGCAAGAAGTGCTACGGCAGTTACACCATGGGGATCAAACTTATAAGATGAAATATTCAGCAATGTGCTTTCGGCAAGGTTTGATGCATTTGCCAGCACATTGCGAATGTGTGCTTCATCATCTAGCAATCCATATGGACACCCTTTGAGGGTGAAGAGAATATGTTTCATTTATATCCAATCCGGTTTTCTGGATGGGATACGAAGATAATTATCTTTTACCCATGGTTTAGATGCAATATACATCTTGTAAGCAGTGAAGATATCAATGCTTGTGTCATACTTAAACTCATCAGGTCCTGCAAAGACAAAGGGTGTTGTATCCTTTCCACTGCGACCTTGTGGGTCTGCCATAGGAAGTATCTCTTTTGCTGCTAGAAGAGTCTTCTGACACGTATGAACCTTACCATAACGAGCAGTGTATTCATCACACATAGCAAGTCCATGAGCAAGCAACCACTGCCAATTGGTTACAAATTGATTTGCCCATTTAGTGCAGGGGTGATTACGAAAGGCACCCTTCTCAGTAGCATAGGCACTGCCATCTGCTCTAGGAAGAGTGCCAAAGTTATGACCCCACTTGTCGGAGCATACAATAGCAAGCATTTGACAAGTCTCTAGGGGCATCTTGACGATGTGCTTGTCAGGGAGAACCCTGGCAGACTCCCAAGGACTGGGAGAGGTCACAAAGATGTTCATATCACTCGAAAGTAGAATCAGGTTCCAGAGCAATATAATAAGTCAGATCATGATTTTTAGAGGTGAATCGTGACAAAAGTTTTTGTGAGACAACCACATCATAGGTTCCCGGAAGAATCTTGATGTTCTCCACTTTAAAGTTGAATGTGAATTCGGAATCAGTTTCGCCAACAACAATATTAAAATTGTTAGAGGTGTCGTTCTTCTTATCACGAACAACCAAAGTCACTTTGCCATTCCTACCAATCGCAGAAAAATCAGGTAGTTGGTTGATAGCAGCTGCTTTAAGTAGTTTGTCTAGTTGCTCTGTACTCAGTTCAAAGCAAACATCTTCGGTGGGAAGAGTAATGTCTTTATCCGGAGGAGTGACAATAACGTTAGGATCAGCAAAGAAAAAGGTTTGTTTGGACTTGCCTTCACTAATAACAACATAACCATTATCAGTAAAATCCAATTCAGGATTTCTGAAAAGACTGTTATTTACATTGAGAAATTGATTGAGATCATAGAGTGCAAAGTCTGAAGGAAAATCTTCATCAAGATTTGCTTCTGCAAGGATATTCTTGGCAACAGAAATTGTGCGAAGACGATTACCTCTCTTTACAAGAATTGAGTTGTTAATTCCTGCAAAGTTTCTCAGGATGGACAGAGTTGAATCACTTAGTTTCATAGTGCGTTCGCGTAATTTCATGGTCATTGGTTGTAATTTTCTCTCGCAGCATTCTTATCATTGAAATGCATTAGGAGAACAGCATAATGCAGAATCTTCATAATGTCACGTCGTGCGGTGCCTTTCCTATCATAACGAGAAGCATACTTAAGAATATTAGATCGGCAAAATGCCTCACCATCACCACAAGCTTCAATCAAATCCAGTGTTTGGATTTTATCATCACCAACAGAATAGTGCTGATCATATGTTCTAACAATATAGTCAGTTAGTTCCTTTAGAATTTTTTCTTCACTATACTTATATCTACTATTTTTAGACATGTTTAAATTAATGTGATCATTACCTTCGGCACCAAGTGTGAGAGTGCCTGGGTTCAAAGTGTTTTCATCCATTTTCAAAATTTCATCATAGAGTATGGACCAAGAGTTAGTCATAATTTATTATATCAGGTAATCTCCTGATCGTCAATTGGCATTTCAAAATCAGCATCTACTTTATCATACAATTCTAGGAATGCCTGTTTGGTTTCATCATCAAAACGATTCACACAAACTTGGATTGCCTTTTCTTTCTTACCAAAGATTGAATATGCATGGATAATATGAACCAAACGACGGGTGCTGATAATTTCTTCAATACCACCATCATAGAAAGTCTTACGAATGATGTCTGCCCAATCTACGAGTCTCCTGCAGAAATCTTCATCGTGCTTACCAACAGAAGCAGCAACACCCAAAAGAATCTTTACCTCATTAGAAGGAGTGGGATACTCCTGCTCAAAAGTTACAGGGAATCGTTCAAGGAAGGCTTCATTGAGCACATTAGTTCCAATGAATCGTCCGTCGTCTGAACCCTTACCCTTAGTGTTGGCTGTGGCAATGACGTTGAATCCACTTGCAGGCTCAACTCGCCGTCCGATTTTTTTAAGGAAAACTCCTTTCCCCTCAAGGATAGATTGGAGACAGAGAATTTTGTTAGAAGCGAGGTCGATTTCGTCAAGGAGCAATACAGCACCTCTTTCGAGGGCCTCGCTGACCGGGCCATTGTGCCAGACGGTGTTGCCATTAACAAGGCGAAAACCGCCAATAAGATCGTCTTCATCAGTTTCAATAGTAATGTTTACGCGGATAAGTTCTCGTTTTGTTTGAGCACATGCTTGCTCCACCGAAAGAGTTTTACCATTACCCGAGAGTCCAGTAATAAATGTCGGATAAAAAAGATTGGACTGAATAATTTTTTTAAGATCACTAAAGTTACCAAACTGGACGAAAGTATCATCTTTCCGGGGAATAAGGTTTTGCTCAATGGCAGGCAATGCTGCAGGAGAACTGTAAGATACTTCCAATTCATCCATGGTTTCTTTTGTCAATTCAAGATTCCATTTACCACGACCAACTTTACACTCAGAAAGTTTTTTAGTTACAGTTTGATAATTAGAATCATTCATCATACACCATGCACGAATGTCGGCAGAGGTTACAGACTCACCATACAAATTTTGAAGAGAGGTACGAATGTAGTCGGTGGTCAGAGACATTGGTTGTTTTGTTTGACTGAAGTTATTATAGTCGGAAATTGCTTTGAATTTCATTTGACAGACACTTAATTAAGTGTCTATGGTTATGCCACCAAAGAAATAAACTCGCCAAGAATTTTCTTATTCATTTTTTTGGAGTTGAGAGATTTTGCAAACGCACTCTTAATCTGAGTTTTGGTTGCATCTTCATTCACTTCAAATTCATCATCACTATTTAAGGCAGAAGATGATAAACCAAAATAACTGTGATATCCAGAAGTTTTAATTGTAAAAGATTTTCTTTTTTTCCATACACTTTCTAGTTTACGAAATTCCTCAGAATAAAATTTATAGTACTTACGCATAAACGATTTGGCATCACGGGATTGAAGAATACGAATACCGATGAAATTTATATCAACAAAATTATCCCTTAGGTTGCGAAGAAGAACATCAGTCATTTCGTCCCATTCATCACTGAAGGTATATGTGTTTCCAGTT